TGATTTAGCGTAAAGGAAGGATGCATAAAATGGAAATTACAAAAGATAATATTGATGAGGTTATTTTTGAATTATGTAATCGCGCGGCGCTGCATCTTATTTATGATGATTCTCAATATGCCTCTAAAACATCAGAGTTGTGTCATGATGTTGCAATATATCTTAATAAGATTGAAAAGCAAGAAAAAGATTATACGAAGAAACTGGACAAGGTTTTTCAAGAACTTAGAAAAGATGGCATTCTTGAAAAACTTGAAACATATTGTATAGATGCTCTTATAGAGATAACCCAATTTAAGCAATCCAGCTTTAGAGAAAGGAACGCCGACAGATTGCTATACTTTGTATCAAAATTATTATTAGCAATAGATTTATTTGCATTTTCTTTTTCAGGGAAATATGCACGCACACTCGAGACAATGAAGAGCCAGCGGCAAAATATGCTAGACGATCTTGTGAAGTATCCTTTTTCTCCAATACCGTATCCAGATGCGGAGGGTAAACAATAACCCATGCTCTCGCCCCGCTACCTTGCCGGTCTTTCGGATGATCTCATAGAAATTTATTCACAGCTTGAAATCGACATACTCCGCGATATGGCACGCCGTCTTGCACGGGTAGGGAAAATCACCGAGGCAACCGAATGGCAGGCACAAGTATTAGCCGAGGCAGGCGGCTTAAAACAGGATATTGCGCGGATATTGCACAAATACGATAAGCGCATTATTCAAGAGATACAGGCAATCTTTAATGATGCTTTAATAAAAAATGCCCGCGCCGACAATCGCATTTTTGCCGAAGCGACAGGGCGCACCATAAGCGATAACAATGCGCAAATGATGATTACGACAATCAAAAAAACGCATGAAGATTTATCACGTCTTACACTTACGAGCGCCGAAGCAACAAATAAAACCTTTCTTAAACAGGCAAACAACGCGTATATGCAGGTAACAAGCGGCGCGTTTGATTATAACACGGCAATGAAGATGGCAGCAAACGAAATAGCAAAAAGCGGCGTTACCACAATGGTAACCTATACGAACAATGCGAAGCCTGTAAGACGCAGCCTTGAAAGCGCCGTGCGTATGAATATCTTAACCGGTGTCAATCAAACCGCTTCACAGCAAACGATGGATAACTGCGCGGCGCTCGACTGCGATTTAGTAGAGGTTACCGCTCATATTGGCGCTCGCCCTGAACACGAAGAGTGGCAGGGTAAGGTATACAGCGTAAGCGGCAAAAGCGAAAAATACCCGCCGTTTAGTATATGCGGTTATGGAGAAGCGGACGGTATTTGCGGTATCAACTGCCGACATTCCTTTTATCCGTATTTTGAGGGGATGGAGCAGCACTACAGTCAAGATGATTTAGACGAAATGAGTAAGGAGACGGTAAGCTATAACGGCAAAGATTATAGCCGCTATAAGGGAGAGCAGCAATTACGGCATATTGAGCGGACAATCAGAGGCTACAAAAAAGAAGCCGCAACACAGGATGCGATGGGCATTGATAACACCGCCGCCCGCTGTAAAATCGGCGAGTGGCAGGCAAAGGCTCGAGACTTTACCGAGCAAACCGGTATCAGACGCGACCGCGCGAGAGAATATATCGGAATACCGAATGGAGAAAAACAGCCGAAAGCGTTACCCTCCGCGGCAAAAGGATATGCAGACAATCTCAAAAAAGCGCAAGAGATAAAACGGCTGGATAATGCCCGCAATAAAACGATTGCAGAAACACCGCAAGGAAAGCCGATGAATTTTAGACAGGCAGACGGCGGCGCTCCAAATCCCAACTACAAAAAAGGCGGCGGGTATGCAAGAAACTGCCAAACCTGCGTAGTCGCTTACGAATTACGCCGCCGCGGGTTTAACGTTGAAGCCTTGAGTAATTACAACGGTTCAATGTCGGAAGTGTTATCACACGATACGCGCCTTGCATGGGTTGACCGAAACACCGGCAAAAACCCAAGCTACATTATCCCTTCCAAGAACACCGCAAAACAGACTATTGCATATCTTAAAAACGAGCTTGAAAAAGAGCATCGGTATACAATAGAGTTTGTATGGAAAGGAAAAAATATCGGGCATACTGTACACGTATGGAAAAATAAAGAAAATGTATTATCGTTGTACGATCCACAAACAGGAATAAATAGACGGGGAGATGATACCATCTTTGAATATTTAAAAGACACGCGCCCGTCAACGGTAAAGCTCTTAGACGTACAAAATTGCGATGTAAATATGAATGTCATCAATAAGATTTTACAAGGGGCTTCAAAATGACCATAAAAGAGTTTATCGATAAAGACGAATATCTTGACCGCTATCAATTTTGCACTGAATGGAATGGCTATACAATCTATGATGTTTGGACAAAATCAAACGAGGGCGCTTGCGTCGGTTATCCTCAATTTGCACTTGAAAAAAACGGCGCTATAAGACTTTCGACACTTGACGAAACGCTACAGATAATGACGTTTACTCGAGATGCCGATAACGAGGGAATATAAGCAGTTTATCAGATAACAAAAAAAAACTTTTCTCTTAAAAACCTGCATCTTTTTGCAGGTTTTTTCATTTCAGCCTAACTATAAGGGTATGAGAATAATCACAGATGATTTATATACCGCGCTTATTGCGCATTTAACAAAAGACGAAAAGGTATCGCTTTTTCAACAGTTACTCTTGAGTAAACCGATGGAGCAAGATGCCGCGCCTCGTGAAACGCTTGAAAGGGCTGATAAGGGGGCGGCAGAATGAAATATGCAAAAGGATTCCCACGAGGGAATATTGGAGCGAGCCGCTGGAGCATCGATGAGGACGTTGCAGCCGATCAAGGGATATTTGCCATACCGCCTGACAGGGTTTCGGCAGTTACTGTTTCGGTGCACATCCCTGAAGGGAAAGGACACGCGCGTTTTACTATCGAAACAACGCATAATAGCACCACGAAAGTCGGCCCCGATGGTTCGGGCGGCTACTGGGATTCTGCAATCGATACCATTACCGAATTTACAGAGGATACCGAACTTACCTTTGTGAACACGATAACAGGGGCGCGGGTTGCATGTTTGACCGCCGAGAGCGTTATCAATGTGTGCATTACGGGGTAACGCTATGAGATACGGACACCTTATACCAACGATATACCCGACGGGGGTCTTTATCCAGAGTATCGAACAAACGCAAACCAGCACGGAAGCAGGCGGTAAAAACATCGTTACTGTAACGCTTACGAACCATACGCAACAGCGCTTTGAAATTCTCAACGGTTCAAAAGGGGATGTTGGAGATGCTGCCGGTATTAAAGAGATTACCGCTTCTATTGATAACGGCATTGGAACTCCATCAGTTACGGTAACCGCAACCGGCGCCGGAGCTGAAAAAATTATCCATTTTGATTTTAAAAATTTAAAAGGTGAAGCGGGCAATACTGCGCTTGCGGAAGAAACAAAACAGCATATAAGCCAATCTGTTGCAGCTGCAAACAAATATACTGACGATGCAATTGGGGCTGTCGAGCAGCACATTGAGGCGGCGAGGCAGCGCATCGATACCGGAGATGCGAATGCATTACAGACCGCGAAGCATTATGCAGACCAGCAAACACAGGCGGAAGCGCAGGAGAGAGCGCAAGGGGATAGCGCTACGCTTGCCGATGCGAAGCGTTACACCAATGACCTTTTAATCAAAATCTTTCAAAACGCCTATATCCAATGGGCGGGGATGCCAAGCCCGTTGGAAGATACCGCCCTTCATTTTGAGGGATATAGTTGGTACGAGGTCAACTATGACGGTAATTTTTTTAGAGCAAAAGGACGGAATGCCAAGGCATTTAGCGCTAAAAAATTGACGGTAGATCACATCAAGAATGGCACGTATATCTTTCAAGATGATGAGCAGGGAGATGCTATAAGGAATATTAAAGGCACGCTTGGCCCCTTTGATGATGGTGAATCAGCCCGTATGTCCAGTATTGTTTCCGGTTGTTTTCAAATTGGCGGTAGAGGTGTTAGAGATGTGGAAACGTCCGGAACGGACTTAGACGGATTTTTAATAAACTTTGATGCTTCAAAAGCAGCAGATGTTAGTGTTGCTGAAGAAAACCGCTCTCGCAACTTAACATTCACAATCTGGGCATTGGTCAAAGACGAATAATAGGAGGAAATAAGATATGGACTTTGTAGAAAGAGTTGAAATTGAAAACAATATCATTACAAAGCACGTTATCGGCAAAAAGCCGAAGACGGAAAAAGAGGGAATTACGTACTTTTACGGAAAGAATATACAAGCCAATATCGGCGATGACATCCGTATGTACACGGACTTACAGTCAGGAACAAAAAAACCGCTTACGCAGTTGGTTAAGGAAGGTCTTGTACCGGTGCCTGAAGGGAAAAAGCTCAATGAAGCAGGTACGGATTTTGTCGATATGAGTAAAGCCGAAAAGGTTGCAGCCGGTATTATTCAACTCAAGGTCGATGAGAAAATCGATGGTGATTACATTGTCAAAAAGACTGAAGAAGAGCAGTACGATGAAGGTCTTATCAGCAAGGAAGAGTATAACGCATACATCGACCGGCAGCGGGAAGCCGCATACAAACAAGAAGCCGACCCGCTTGGGTTACAGGTTCAGCGTGGAGACATAGATAGCGATGTATGGCTTACAAAGATAGCGGAAATAAAGCAGCGCTATCCTAAGGTGGAGTAATAGATGACAACAGAAACACTCCAGCATAGAGAATTGATCATTATAGGTTTAAGCATCTTAGGCTTTATTTTGATGATGATACGGGGCGGTAAGCTCTCTCTCTTCGGGCAGACGGTAGAAGTGCCAATCGGAAACAAAAAACAGACCGTAGACACAATTGGGCTTATGTACCTGATGAAAGACGCTTGCGAGCGGATAGAAATGCTCCGCAAAGAACGCGCTGAAGATATATTGCCGGATATATCTTACCTTTTAACCGGTATTAGTAATCTTTCTTGTTGTATGTATCGAGCGGAGGCAATCCTCAATAAGCGGTTATACAAAAACGGGTTTGAAGATCTAACCGTGCAAACTGTTACCGGCTATATTGAACAACTCAGCATTGAACTATACAGCCACTTGCAGCGCGAGCTACTGAGAGCTGACTTATGCGCAGCTACCGCGCCTGAACCGATAGACAAAAACAAAACGGATGCGATTGCAAAAGAGTTCACCCGCCGCGCGGCAGCAATTTACCTCCGCGAGGTAAAGAGTAAGGCGATGATGTATGAATCATACCAGCCGCTTTTTGAAAAGCTCGGCGACAGTATCCGTGTCGAGTTTTGCAAAGGGAAGCGAGAGAAAAAGATGCAACAGGCAGCGCAACTATTTGAAGTGTTAGAAGAATTAAATACATAAGGGAGATAATAAAATATGACATTAGCCGAATTTGTAGAAAAATACAACGGCAAAAAGATTGACTATGACGGGCATTACGGAGCGCAGTGCGTTGACGTGTTCCGCCAATACTGCAAAGACGTGTTAGCAATCCCGCATACTGGCGGAGTAGTTGGAGCGGCGGAGCTTTTTACCAAGTATGAAGCGCTGCCGCTTGAGCAAAAGTATTTTAACAAATTGGTATACGCAGGAGGAAAACCGGAAGCGGGCGATGTTGTTATTTTCGGCGCAACACAAACAAACCAATATGGACATGTTGCTATTGTTCTTGATGCTACTACTGAAGAGATAGCAGTTTTTGAACAGGACGGCTTTAAGCAAACCGGCGCTCATGTCGGTTCGTGGAACTATGCACGGGTGTTAGGGTTTTTGAGGAAGCGGTAAATGAGTAATCAACAATACGATTCTACGAAAGACACATTACTGCACATAAAATGTGTCAATGCCTTACTATTACAGTTTATACAAGAGCTGATAAATAGGGCGATAACACATGATGAATCTAAATTACATGAACCTGAAAAACCGCTCTTTGATACAATGACACCGCGATTAAAAACTTTAACGTATGGGAGTGAAGCCTATAAACAATCGTTAGCATATCTAAAACCTGCATTAGATCATCATTATGCTCATAACAGCCATCACCCTGAGCATTATGAAAATGGAATCAATGACTTTACACTTGCCGATTTAGTTGAAATGTTTTTTGACTGGAAAGCGGCAAGTGGACGGCACGATGACGGCGATATTTTAAAATCTATCGAAATCAATAAAACTCGCTTCGGATTATCGGATCAGCTATGTAAGATTTTCGAGAACACGGAGCGGTTGTTGTCGACAAAAGACAGGCTAAATCAAAAGGGAAACGCATGAATGAAAAGAACGTTTTTATTGTATGCCTTAGCTGCTGTTTGCTGTTTATGCTTGCCGGTTGCTGCACAAGAGCGGCAGTATACAATCACGGAGACGGAGCTTACGCAGTTAGAGCGCATATCGGAGAACTTAGCGATAAGCAAACAGAATCAGCAATTACAAGCGAACAGCTTAACGGAACGGTTGAGGGCGCAAGAGAGACAAGCGAAAGCCTTAGCGGTGAGCTTACAACAGGCAGAACAGAAAGCGAACAGCTTAACGGAACGGTTGAGAGCGCAAGAGAGACAAGCGAAAACCTTAGCGGTGAGCTTACAACAGGCAGAACAGAAAGCGAAAGCCTTGAACAGTCAATTACAAATGGAGCGAGCGAGCTTGAAAGACTTGCGAACATCCTACAACAAATCCGAGCAAGAGGCAGCCGAAACAATAGCGGAAAAGCAAGCCCTAATTGACGAACAAAAAGATAAACTACACCGGCGGATGATTGCCGTTATAATACTTTCAACCGTTCTTGCAGGATTTATCGTTTTTGCACTGGTAAAATTAAAAAGATTTTTTCCCTTTTTACCGTAAAACGCACCGGCAGGATGACTATAGAGGTGTAATGCGCAGATGCTGCGAGGCGCGTAATAAAATAAACAGCGCTCACAATCGGCGGGCAACGCCGTAAAACGATGCGTAACGTGAAAAATATAAAAGAGGAGATGTATGAAGCGGGAATTTTTGGAAGGTCTTAACCTTGAAGCCGCCGTTATTGACCAGATTATGGCAGAAAACGGCAAGGACATAGAGCGGGAAAAACAAAAGACGCTCACCGCGCAAGAAGCGGCAAAGGAAACGGAGGGGCAGCTTAAAAAGGCAAATGAAACGCTTGAGGGCTTTAAAGACTACGAGCAAACGAAAGCCGATGTTGAAAAGTACAAAGCGGAGGCTGAAACGGCAAAAAAGGAAGCGGCGGCAAAAATCGCAAGCCTTGAACGCTCTGCACAGGTCAAGGATTTTTTAAGCGGTAAAAAGTTTGTCAACGACATTACCCGCGACGCTCTTGCTGCAAAGCTCACCGAGCAGCTCGGCAGTGAAGAGGCTAAGGGAAAATCGCTTGACGATTTATTCACCGCCCATACCAAAGATCAAAAGAATATTCTTGCCGACGATACCGCCCCTACGCCGCCGGTGCAGGGCAGTATGAGAGGCACCTCGCACGCCGCCG